GCGGATTTTTCCGCGGCCTATGGTCCGGGGCAATGAACTTTGGCCGCGGCGTGATAGCCGGATTTGTCGGCTGTGTGACGGGCAGCTGGAACACCACGCGCGGCATAACCATGGGCGTGCTAGGCGCCGTGGGCGGATTTTTCCGCAGCATATGGCAGGGCGCAATCTCATTCGGCCGCGGCGTCATAGCCGGATTTGTCGGCTTTGTGCTGGGCAGTTGGTCCAATATTGCCGGGACCACGCGCGGCGTTTTCGCCGGGATCCAGTCATTCATCGGAGGGATTTGGGGCGGGATCCGTTCCGGGGCGCAGTCAGCCATTAACGGCGTCATCGGATTTTTCGCCGGCATGCCCGGCCGAATCACCGGCGCCATAGGTAACCTAGGGTCACTGCTGCTGAACGTCGGCGGGCAGATCATCGGCGGGCTGCAGCGCGGCATCGAAGGGGCACTGGGCGCACTCGGCGCGACACTCGGCAGCGTGGGCGATTTCATTGCCAAGAACAAAGGCCCGGAAGACTATGACCGGCGGCTGCTGACCCCGCACGGCGGCTGGATCATCGGCGGGCTGGCCCGTTCCCTTGAAGCCAATTTGGGGCTGCTGGAACCCCCGCTGGGGGCGATCACTGACCGGATAGCCGGGCAGGCGTTCACGGCCACGGCCAGCACCGGGCGGGCCACGGAGGGGCAGCGGCCAGCCGGCGCCGGCGGCGGGGCGCAAATCACCGTCATGAATCCGGATCCGGAAACCGCGGCGGAACTGACGGCACGGAAACTGATAAGGGCGGGCCAAGGATGATAACGACATTCACGCATACGGCCGTGGCGCTGCAGCTGGACAACGGCGGCAACCTAGGGCTGACCCCGGGCACCAACCAAGTAGTAACCGACATACAGGGCTGGCACGGATCCGCCGGCATCCGATCAAACGAAACGCCGAAACTCTGGCAGCACGGCATTTTCAGCGAACGCGGCTATAAGACGGAACGCGTGGTGACAGTAAAGGGACATATCGAAACGCAGACCCGCGGCGAAGCTGCGGCGCTGGTGGACACGCTGGCCGCGATTATGGGCGACGGCGAACTAGGCACACTGACTGTGAATGACGCCGATCAGGGCACCCGCTGGGCGCCCGTGAAGCTGGCCGGCGCCGTCGAAGTGAACTGGGATTCAGGACTGCAGATAGACGTAGTTGTGGATCTGGTGAGCCCTGACCCGTGGAAGTACGGGGCAAGCCAAACATACGTCACCGGGACGTCTAAGCCGGGCGGCGGGCTGGACAATGACCCGGTGCTATTCAACAACGATACTGACGTCATCGACTTTGGCGACGGCGGCGAATCAGGAACCGTGACGATCATCAACACGGGCACGGCGCCCGTGCCGGCAGTGTTCACCGTGAACGGCTACTGGGACGCCGCCGGCTGGATGATAACGGAAGTGAACACCGGCCGCCGGCTAGTGTACGTCGGCGCAAACATGATCGAAGACCGCATAGTGGTGGACGCCGCAGACGGCACCGTGATGCTAAACGGCATATCAGACCGCAGCGACAATCTGACTGTGAGGGAATGGCCGCTGCTGACCCCCGGCCCCAACACGTATTTGTTCGAAGCTTTGGGCGCATCATCGATGCTGCTGACAGTGACGGCGGCGCCCGCATGGTGGTAAACACTGGCTTTCAAATGTTCCTATGCGACACCATCGACGGCAGCCACGTGAAATTCATCCCGGCCGCAGATGCAACATGGGGCATGAAGCTGAACGAGTCCGGGCCCGTGACGGGATCCGTGCCAGTCGCCGCCCGGGAAACCGCGCGGCTGGACCTGCGCACCGCGACGGCATCCGTCAGGCAGTCGCTGGGCATCAGCTACAACGGGAACATACTGGAATGCGGCCCGATATGGGGGCGGAAGTACGACCCGGAGAAAGAGCAGCTGCAGCTGACCGCGCAAGGTTTGTGGAGCATTTTCGAACACCGCAAAGCCGTGCCGGGCAGCTGGCTGGCGAACGGGCAGACCCCGGCCCGGGCGGTCTGGACCATCACCCGGGGCAACCTGCAATCCATTGCCCGGGAACTGGTGCGCAATTCGATCACCGATAACCCGTGGAACGGCGGCACCGCCGGGAACCTGAACATCATCCTGCCGGCCAGTGTCAGCGGATCCACACACAGCCGAACCTATAACGGCTGGGATATGGCATGGATCGGCCGGCGGCTAAAGGAACTGACGGAAGTGACGAACGGGCCAGACATACGGTTCAGGCCAAGGTTCAAACCCGGCGACCCCACGACGGTTGAATGGGTTATGGAAATGGGCGCCCCGCTGCTGCAGGCCGGCAAGGATCTGCAGTGGGACGTCAGCCTGCGGAAGACGGGCCCGGTGCATCTTTCGTGGGACGAAGACGCTACCGAACTGGCGGCCCGGGCATGGATGCTGGGCCCCGGGCAGGAAAAAGCGAAGAAAATTAAATACGCGACGGACACGGAACTGCTGGCGAACGGCTGGCCATGGACCGAAACGGAAGACTCTAAAGACGTCACCGATGACAAGCTGCTGCAGTCATATGCGAACCAGCTGCTGAAAGAGAACAAGCGGCCGTGGCTGACATGGGATCTGACCGTCAGGGCGGACGTGCCGCCACTGGTGGGCACGTACCAGCCCGGCGACTGGGCGGCCCTGACTATCCCGGCCGGGCACCCGCAGATCCAGCAGGGCACCGTCAGGGTGCGAATCATGACCATATCCGGCGGCGCTGACCAGAAAGTTAAATTGACCGTGGCACCGATACAGGGGACGTACTGACATGACGCTGGAAGCTGATGAACCGGATCTGGTGGAAGACGGCACGCCCCGGAGGACGGCGCCGGCTAACGACGTCGAGCGGCTAACGGGCATGCTGACCGGGCTGCGCAGGGCTGTGGATGAACTGCGCCGCGGCCGGGATCTGCGCGGCGCATCGATCAGCGGCCCGGATCCCGTCACCATCGAAGATGATTTGGATGCAGTGTGGGGGCGCATCGGGGCGCTGGTGGACACTGACCCGGGCCAGTACGGTGCGGAATTTTTGCTGAACGGGACATGGCGCCGCGCCGGGCAGACCAGCGAACAGGCTGAGGGCAGCGCATACGGATTCAATAACATCGTGGCCGGCACGACAACCTACCCGCTATACGTCGGTAACTCGGCCGGCTACAAGTTTGGGCGGGCCCCGTCGAGTATCCGATACAAGACGAATATCCGGCCCTACAACGTGGACCCGGCCAAACTATTCAAGCTGCAGCCGCGCGTATTTGACCGGATCCCCGTCATCGACCCGGCGACCGGGCAGGAACTGCCGGCCGCGAAAAATGAGTATGGGCTGATAGCGGAAGAAGTAGCCGAATGGCTGCCCGAAATCGTCACCTATTTTGACCATGGCGACGGGAACGGGCCCGTCATCGACGGCGTGCGCTATGACCTGATAGGGCTGGCGCTGCTGGACGTCATACAGGATCTGCTGAAACAGCTGAACAGCCTGCGGCAGCAGCTGGGCGACGCCGGGAAGATTCTGGCCCGCTTCACCCCCCTAGGCGGGCCCACGTCGGCGCGGCCGGCGGAACCCGTGCTGGGACAGCAGTACCTAGACAGCACCCTAGGGAAGCCGATTTGGGCGGCTAAGATCACCCCGCCCGTAGTATGGAAAGACGCCGCCGGCGTCATCGTTTAGGAGCAGCAGCCATGGCAGTTAATCGAGGTTTGTTTGTCCGGGCGACTGGCACGGCGCCCACAAAAGTAGGAACCACGCCCATAGAATCCCGTCTGGCGCTGGCCGGGCTGGTAGCCGAGAACGCACCCGGTGTGCCGCGCACCGGTGTGCTGGCGCAGTCGCTGGACACCCCGCAGACCATCGTTGCGGGCAACGCGTCAGGCATGACGTACCCTATTTCGCCGTGCGAGATAGTGATAAACCGGGCGGCCGGCGAAGGCGTTTACATCGTCACTGTCAGCGGCGTCACGAATGTGGCGACGGACCCGGCGCCGGGCACGGGATCCCGCTGGGACATTATTTATGTCAAGCAGAACGACACAGACAAAGGCGACGCGAACAATTCCGCGGTGCTGGACGTCGTAAAGGGCACGGCGGCGACGTCTCCCACGAAACCGACTATCCCGGCCGGGGCAGTGGCTTTGGCTGAGGCCCGGATCTACACCGGCACGACGGGCACTATCGGCGGATCCAATACGCTGACGCAGCTGCACAGCTGGACCGCCGTCAGGGGCGCCCCCGTGCCAGTGAAGAATCTGGCAGACCGGAACACCATCACGGGCCCGGCCATGGGCATGCGCGTAGTCAGGCTGGACTGTGACGCATGGCTGCAGCGTTACGACCCGAACAGCGGCACCGTTAGCGGCTGGGCATACGACGGCTGGCGGAAGGACACTAACCCCGTCACCATGTTCCTATCCGCGGGCGCGGCCAGCCGGCAGCTGCTGCTAATTAACTCGGCTAAGCCATATGCCCGGGTTATGAATGCCTACGGCCGGGCCACCGTTCAATGCCCGGCGATCAGCACGGGAACGGAAGACATTAACATTGCAATTTCAGTGGCGCAGACGCAGGTAGCGAATGCGACTGGCCGGGCCCGCATGACATGGAACAACGGATTTTCGAACCTGAATCAGTCGCAGCATGTTGACACTGTAGGGCAGCCCGTGGGCGCCGGCGCTGACGCAGTGATTAGGGTTTGGATTGAAGTCATCACCGGCACGCTATCGCTGACGCCGGCCCCGTCTACCTATCAGAATCTTTGGGCCGAGTATCAGCCCGCAGAAGACTAAAAGCCCGTGGAGCAATGAGCATGCCAACCATCACCCCGCCGTCACGACTGGAACGCTGGCTGCGCGGCGGCGGCTACATGCTTGTTGGATCCGTGGGAATTTTCGTCATGCTGCACCCGCCCGAAACCCTAGGCCCGGCACTGGGCAGCATGCTGGGAGTGTTTATCTGGTGCAGTTTCATGGCCACCGGAGTAGCCGCCGGCATCATGGCGCTGATGGGCAGATTCAGGGGCGAATACATCATGCTGCCATTCTTCACCGGGGCAGTCATGATAGCTGACGCTAATCTGTTTTACCGGGCATTCAATGAGGGCGACGACGGCATAATGTCCCGGGCGCTAATCATCGGGGCGCTGGTGCTGGCATATCTGGCACGCTATGTGACACTGCGCCGTCTGGTGCGGATAGGCATAACGTTGGAACGGCATGGAAAATTCTGGGGAAGGTTCTAGCCGTGGACTGGTATCAAATCGGATCCCTTGCTGTGGCTCTGGTAGCGGCTGGCGGCGGCGGGAAAGCATGGTTTGATACCCGCAAAGCCAAGAAAGCCGGCATGCCGGCAGATGAGGCTACGGCCCGGGCCACGGCGCCCGCAGCGGAATGGCTGACTGACCATTACCGGCAGGAAGTCGAAGTCATGCGGGCTGACATGCGCAGCGAACTGACGCTGACGCGGCAGGAACTGGTGGACGAACGGCTTGCCCACGAGAACACGCGCGGGCAGCTGCATCACGCGCACGCGACGATAGCAAAGATGGAACGGCATATTTGGCTGCGGCTACCCCCGCCCCCGCCCAACAGGTAAAAACAGGGGCGGCCGTAGAATCGTGCTATAAGGCCCCAAACCTGAACGGAGAATGACCCGTGACTGATGAACCGCAGACGCCGGTAGGCAGGAAAGTGGTGGAACCCGCGCACCGGCTGCCCGATGACCAGTGGGCGACGGTAGTTGCTGATGCTGCGGAGATACGCCGGCAGCAGGACGAAGCCGCGGCCGGCGAGGGCGAAGCCCCGGGCAGGCGTTTGGGCGCGGCGCTGCTGTCAGCCCCGGCCCGGAAGCTGCAGCCCAT